GAAACGATCATTGCCATTTAATTGAAGTATAGCATTTTTGAAGGGGTTGACATTTGAAGCAGGTTTAATATCAGATATTACTAAGTAGTTTGAGGTATATTGGCCTCCAACTTTAGAACTTCCGTTATATCCTAAAGATAATGAATTATCAACATCAGCAACATTAGTATTAGTATAATCATACCATCTAGTTTTATTGAGATCTTGCGGTATTTTAGCAACCCATATTAATTCTTTGCAAGGATGATTAAAATTTAATTTAATACGATTAGTACCGGCTACGAGAGTTTCAGTTCCAGTAAATTGTAATTGTTCTATTAAATATTCGTGAGATAATTGAGCGAATCTTCGGCGTTCGTCGGTATCTAAGAATATATAATCAGCCCATAAAGATATATTTTTAACATCATCAAAATCGGCAGGAGCAATTACACAATTTGCTTTAGTTTCAAAATCTATTTTTACTTTTACTTCATGATATTGAAGGGCTATTAAAGGAAGAGCGAGACCTACATTGCGACAAAACCAGAATTCAAAAGGAATATATAAAGTGGTCGTCGTTAAATCACCAGTAACGCCAGTTAATATATCTTTATCAGCACCTACCATAGTATCATATGCATAACGTTTGCCTATAGGAAGAGATAATTCATTCCAAATGTAAAGCCAATCAGAATAATGCTTATCTATTTGTTGACCACCAATTTCTATTACGACCGACTTAATTAAACGCAGACCCAGATAATTTTGATAGGTACTCGTAGTAGCGGCACCCGATTTTCTTTTAGGGACATCAACTTGTAAATACATGCGATTTATTAAATCACCATTACGGGATATTTGACAGGTAACAGTATTTCCGTATCCAGCATTACCGTTAAAAGTTTGTTGAATGGCTTCAATAGCGAAGTTAGTATGACGACGATAAACTACTTTGAAAAAGGTAATTTGAGGATTACCAGTTAAATAAACATCCTGAGCACCATAAGCAACTAATTGAAGAAGACCACCACCCATTTACGCTATATTCTTTATACTATTAGAGGAGAAAAAAATATAGATTATATGACACAAAAATAAATTTTATTATATAAACCTTAATATTTATAATTCAAATATAATGATGTTTAAAGAGAAGTCATCTAAAAAAAAAATAACGACAGATATAAATGAAACAGTTACATTGGATGCAATGCATAATAATATGATAAAGGATTTTGAAAGGAGCGATAAGGAAAAAATATATTATACTAAAAAATTAAATTTTTGCGAAGAAAAGAAAAGCGAGATATTAAGGCAAATTAATAGTACAACTAATAAAGAAATTAATAGTGAATTATGGTTTAGTAATATAGATTTAAATGAAGAAATTATAGATATTAAAGGAAAATTAAATGAACTTAATAATTTAGATGAAATAGAATATTATAAACATACAAGTGATATATTATTTCAATATTATGATACTGTAAATAAACAATCAGATATTAACCAAAATATTAATTTTATTAAAGAAACATGTAATAAACCAAAAACATATAAAAAAGATTCCAAAAAAAAACGTAATAATAATATTAATTATAATACTAAAAATGTCTTAGAGGCTCTCAATAATATAGATAGTAAAAATACATTGATAGAAAATAAATCTATTATTAGCGATAAATGCGAAATTAATGAGAACGAAAAAAGCGATAGTGACAAAGATAATAATAGCAAAATATGCGATAAAAGTACGTTAGTTGATAAATATATGGCTATAATTAATAATAGATATGTAAGAACTGTTGAAGAGGAAAATATAGAAATATGTAAAATATGTAAAAATAATATGACATGTCTTCAGTATGATGCTATAATAGTGTGTAATATATGCGGATATCAAGAATTATTATTAGTAGAACAAAATAGACCAATATTAAAACAGAATACTAAGGATACATCGCATTTTTGCTATAAGAGAATTAATCATTTTAGAGAATGGTGTAATCAGGTTCAGGGAAAAGAAAGTACTGATATACCAGATGATATATTCGAAAAAATTTTAACGGAAATTAAGAAAGAAAAAATTACAGATTTGAAAAAAATAACTTACTTAAAAATGAGGGATATTCTTAAAAGATTAAGAATTAATAAATATTATGAACATATTAATTATATTATAAATAGAATTAATGGAATACCTACACCACAATTTAGTCCCGAATTAGAAGATAAACTGTGTAATATGTTTAGAAGTATTCAAGCGCCATTTCTTAAACATTGTCCAAAAGATAGAAAGAATTTCTTATCATATAGTTATGTACTTTATAAATTCTTTCAAATACTCGGATTAAACGAATATCTCAAATATTTTCCTTTATTAAAAAGTAGAGAAAAACTTTATATTCAAGACCAAATATGGAAAAAAATATGTATTGATTTGAATTATGAAATTATACCATCACTTTAATAATATAAATCTTAATATGAAATATGTGTATTTTATCGATTACTCGCTCTACTTATGCGTTATTTCAATTGGATAAGAAAAGATTATTTGGAATAGCAAAACAAATCTATATCTATTTTCTAAACTTTTTGGTTTATCTAGAATCCCTTAAGAGACCGCTCTATAACTGCTTATAATTTACACCAATAATATTAAAAATCCTATTTTGATTTTTGAGTACATAACTTTTTATTTTCTAATATTTCAAAAGTTTTCTAGAAATTTTTAAATAAATTAAGTTATGTACTCAAATTCTAAAATCAAAAATTAAAGATTATTTGCTTCTTTTTATAATTCCTTACGAATGCGCTCGTCCACAATACAACTCTTTATAATCCTGAGCAAAAATAATAATCCTATATACCCTACGGTATATTACCATAAATAAATTTTATCACAGATAAAAAATGATATATTTTCACTTATAAAAAATTATAATATGCCTGCAAAGTATATAACATACGAAGAACTTTTTATAATTAATCAAGCAATTCTCTTATCATATGTTATATTATATTCATTATGTATAATAATATTTTATATTCCAATGGAAATTACTTTGTAATAATTCAATAAAAAAGAAATTATATAACTTATAACAACATAAAATCATTAGAATTATTTAATCCTATTTTGTTACCATTTTGATAAATAGAAAACCTATTTGATAATAAATCTAATAGATATAATATTAGAACTATTAATATAGTTAGAGTTAGTAATTTTGCGACATCAAAACGATTATTTTGTATTAATAATGCTATAAAAGCAATTATAAGACCTTGTATAAAATATTTTATAAAACTATATAATAATATGTTAGAATCATCGTATTTTTTAACTGACATTTATTATTATAAAATATTTTAAAATAAATATATATAAGATTTTAAATATATATTTATAATATAAGGTAAGAATATAACAATGTCGGCAGTAGATAATACGTTGGTATCTACAAAAGAAGTTGATTATTTGGATGAAGATAAACCTATTAGAGGTCAAAATTTTGTTCTGCTATCTTTTATTAGCCCTGAGGATGTTATCGTAAACAAGGAAGCCTATATTTTTAATAAATTTATACACAAATTTTCCGATGATATGAAAAAACTCCTCGATGGTATCAAAGAGAAAAATCCTGAACAAAAAGATATGATAAATACAATTGTTGAAAATCATTCATATATATTTGAACCAAAAGAGATGAATGAACAATATGCTTTTTATAAATCTGTAAATAATGATGAATTGGAATCAAATTATCACAAAGATAACAATTTTATAACATCTATGCGTGGAATTAAAGTACGTGGAACTTTTGATACTATCGAGGAAGCAAAAACGCGTAGTGAATTTTTGAAAAAAATAGATAATAAGTTTAATATTTATATTGCACAAGTTGGATGTTGGTGTCCTTGGTCGCCTAATCCAGAATGTCTTGATAATCAAGAATATTCTGAAACGCAACTGAATACGCTAATGAAAGAATATAAGAACAATATGGATAATCGCGATATTGTTTTTGAGAATAGAAAGCAAACATTTGCTTCAAACGCTGCACCTGTTGGTGATAACGTTGGTGATAACGTCGAGGCAAGTAATGAGAATGATGATATT